AGGATGATACTAGCTTCTACTTTACGAACAAGGGAACATTGAAAACCTTTGTGGCTGGTGGAGGTTCGTATGAACATCATCTCTGGACATACGCCCAGGACAGTCTCATAGCCTACCGAACAGTTTTCGGAGTGCCATACTGTGCTGTTGCGTATGCCGTGGAAAGGAAACAAGTTGGCAAGCATAGACAACTCATCCTGCTTTCGCCGATGAGGAAATGGGGTTTATTGACCTCATGGATCCCTAAGCTATTGCTAGATGAACAATCTCTCACTAGGTTTCGACCAATCATCCAAGCGGAAGATGGTACGCCTTTTGTAAGATTTAATGTTGTCGACAAGAATGGCATGCCATACACCACGACCGCAAGACCAGACAGTTGGCTTAGCGCCACTGTCCAGTCTACGGTTGATGATTGCATCGCATCTGCAGCACGTCTCGGCACAACTAATTTGATGTTGCCGACGACTGCTAGCTGGATTAAGGACGACCGATCGTCTGCAGTTGTACTGACAGAATATCATCGGAAGGTAGGGCCTTCAGTCCGTCCCACGGTTTTTTCCGTGGCTCAGGGCGTAAGGGCCTACCAGTACAAACCGATGGAATTTGATCAGGAAGCGAGGCCGAAGTTGTCCGCGTTCATGAGCCCACTGGTACATGGAGCATTCGCCCCCGTCTTGAACAAAGCGGGAGAGGAAGCATGCGTAGAAGGAAGGATTAATAGCCTTAAAAAGCCTGAACCCAAGCCTTCACCTTTCCGTGATCAGTGCATGGACGAGTTTGCGGAACTCGTCGTGCAGAATGTGCACCTGGAACCTGTCTGTTATGAATGTGGATTCAAAACAGACCAGTGCAGCCCAGAAACTGTCTTTACGCAAAGCAGTGCTGACAGGCCATTATCGCAAGATGGTTTTGAAATGTTTTTGTAAGGCTGAAGCATATCCTAATGTCAAGGACCCTAGGAATATTTCAACATACAATGACGCGGATAAACTGGATATGGCTATGTTTGCACTGGCTCTTTCAGAGCATTGCAAGCGGTTTAAGTGGTATGGCCCCGGAAAAACACCGCTAGAAATCGCGCACCGTGTAGCTGAAATCTGTAGCAACGCACAAACAGTAAATATTTCAGATTATCACCGCATGGATGGCACGATTACATATGTGTTAAGACGGGTTG